TGAAAAAAGTGCATATACAACGTTTCATAAACTCGTCTTTAATATTCGTAGACTCTTAGGAAAGATCCCATTGGGTAAAAGCACTATCGCTCGTTATGGTGCTGCTCTTTATCTCATTAAAGAACACGTAGATATTTCTGATAAGAAACTTGCTAAGGTTTTAACTGAGATTACAGGAATGGAAATAGAAGGCAATCATTTGGTTGAATCTTCTGATTGGTTTCTCACAGAAGATAAGAAGATCCGTTCTGGTACATATATTTTAACAAAGGATTTGCCATTAAGAAATGGTGAACTTTTAGCTAAAACTAACACAACTGTTATGGTAGAAGAACATGATCCTATTGGTGAAGTTTTTGGTATAAAAGTCTTCAAAGGATACCATGTGAAAACCAAGCAAAGTATATATATTACACAAGACGATATAACATTCTAGTATGAATCAGAAAAAAGAACAGACAACGACAAGTGCGGTAGCAATTTATGATGAACCTCTCAAAAAGAGAAAATACCGAGACTTCGATGTTCCGACTGAAATTTTTAGAAGATTCCAAAGCGGAAGAAATAAGTTCGAAAGATGGGCAAAATATCTTGATCTAACTGATAGCGACCAAAAGAAGATATATGATTATGCCCGAAAGAATCGTGACGCTGTCGTAGTTCTAAGAGACTCCACTACTGGAGCATTAAGAGCTATTCGTCAAAGAGCGGCAAACGATTAAAATAAAAGTCCACAATGAGGCCTTTTTGCCGTATTATTATGTTTACAACCTCAATCAAATGTATATATTAGTATCTAATGATATTCGAAGAACAAATCTCCCGTAAACCTGACCACTATCCTTGGACAGAAGACTTTATTACAGCCATGCACAATGGCTTTTGGACTGATAAGGAGTTCAATTTTCAGTCTGATATTCAAGATTTCAAAGTCAACTTAACAGATAAAGAAAGAGACATGGTCACTCGATCATTATCTGCTATTGGTCAGATCGAAGTGGCTGTAAAAACATTCTGGGCGAAGGTAGGAGAGAATCTGCCTCACCCTTCTATCACAGACCTTGGCTATGTTATGGCTAATGTCGAAGTGATTCACAACAATGCTTATGAACGCCTTCTTGATGTCCTTGGAATGGAAGATGTCTTTGAAGAGAATCTTAAACTTGATATCATTCAGAATCGTGTAAAGTATCTTCGCAAGTATCTTCACAAGTATTATAAGGATTCAAAGAAACAATATGTTTATTCACTCATTCTCTTTACACTCTATGTTGAGAATGTTTCTTTGTTTAGTCAGTTCTACACAATCAATTACTTTAATCGCTATCGCAATCTTCTAAAGGATACTGCACAACAAGTTGCATATACCTCAAAGGAAGAATTGATTCATGCTATGGTTGGGATGAAGCTCGTGAATACAATTCGTGAAGAACATCCAGAGCTATTCGATGATGAACTCATTGAACGTATTCGACACGAGTGTATGGAAGCATATAAGGCTGAATCAAAGATTATCGAATGGTCTGTGAATGGATATCAGTCCGAACACCTTTCAACACCTATTCTACAGAATTTCATCAAGAATCGATTGAATGAATCTCTGACTCAAATTGGAATTGAGCCAGTGTTCGCAGACATTGATCAAGAATTATTGGAAAAAACCGAGTGGTTCGATGAAGATGTATTGGGTAATAATGCGACCGACTTCTTCTTTAAGCGCCCGACAGAATATTCAAAGAAAGACAAATCATACGACGAAGACGATCTATTTTAAAGAGATATATACATTATGGAAAAATACTATTGGTTAAATGATGATAGCCGCAAGTTCTTAGAGAGAGGCTATCTTACAGAAGGTCAGTCAGCCGAAGAACGAATTGCAGAGATTGCAAAGGCTGCGCAAAAAGAACTGAAGATGAAGGGTTTCGCTGAGAAATTCGAAGAATATATGTCCTATGGATGGTATTCATTATCTTCCCCTATTTGGGCAAATTATGGACTCAAACGAGGATTACCTATCTCTTGTTTTGGTTCATATGTGGATGATACACTAGAAGCTATTCTCACGAAACAAGCTGAGACTGGTATGATGACTAAGATGGGAGGAGGTACTTCTGCCTATTTTGGAGATCTTCGTTCAAGAGGCGAAGAGATTTCTTCTGGTGGTAAATCAAATGGGCCTGTGCACTTTATGGAATTGTTTGAAACAGTAACTAATGTTGTTTCGCAATCTAATGTTCGGAGAGGTTCTTTCGCAGCCTATATGCCAATTGAACATAATGACATTCTTGAGTTTCTTCAAATTCGTGATGATGGTAACCCAATTCAAAATCTATCTATCGGTGTTACAATATCTGATAAGTGGATGAAAGAGATGATTGATGGCGATAAAGGTAAGAGAAAGATTTGGGCTAAGGTAATTCAAAAGAGATTTGAATCTGGTTATCCTTATCTGTTCTTCTCTGATACTATGAATAAGAATGCACCAGAGGTTTACCAAGATAAGAAGATGAAGATTCATGCTTCTAATCTTTGTTCTGAAATTGCTCTTTCTTCTAACAATGAAGAATCATTTGTGTGTAACTTATCTTCAATGAATCTGCTTCATTATGATCAGTGGAAAGGAACTGATGCTGTTGAAGTCTTGACGTATTTCCTCGATGCAGTTATGTCAGAGTTCATTCGAAAGACAGAAGATATTCCATATATGGAAGCGCCTCGTAAGTTCGCTGAGAGACAACGTGCAATTGGTATCGGAGTCCTTGGTTGGCATTCTTATCTACAATCTAAGATGATTGCCTTTGAGAGTTTCGAAGCCAAGCAACTATGTTCTGAAATCTTTTCTTATATGAAGCGCGAATCCTACGCTGCTTCTGAAGATTTGGCTAAGAAGTTTGGAGAGCCTGAACTTCTGAAGGGATATGGTCGACGTAATGTTACCACGATGGCTATCGCACCTACAACATCAAGTTCATTTATTCTTGGGCAAGTATCACCGAGTGTCGAGCCTTTGAATAGTAATTACTTTGTGAAGGATTTGGCAAAGGGCAAATTCACATATAAGAATCCATACCTTGAAAAGATTCTTATCGCTCATAATAAGAATAATCGAAACGTATGGAAAACGATTCTCACATCGGGTGGTTCTGTTCAAGGTTTAGACTTTCTGACTGATGAAGAAAAGAATGTGTTTAAGACCTTTGGGGAAATCTCACAAAAGGAGGTTGTTACACAAGCTTCGATTCGACAAAATCATATCGATCAAGCTCAAAGTATTAATCTAATGATTCACCCTAAGACTCCTGTTAAAGAAGTAAATCAATTACTTATCTTTGCTTGGGAACAAGGTGTGAAGACTTTGTATTATCACCGCGGTACTAATCCATCACAAGAACTTTCTCGTAACCTACTTAACTGTTCCTCCTGCGAAGCATGATAAATGAAACACAATACTGCTCACACTGTGACTCTCAATACTCTGTTCGTTATAGAGAACAGGACGTTGATGAATATCTAGCTCCAGCTTATTGTCCTTTCTGTGGCAGAGAGAATTATGGAGAAGATGAAATTATAGACGAGGAAGAGTATGAATAAAAATAAAGTGGAGACAGCTATTTATATAAATATCAGAATAAGTTAAATTCTATGTGTGTAATAGCTGTTAAACATCTTAAAGGTTTTGGTTGGGTTGGGGCAAAGAATCGTGATCGCAACTATAAAACAGAAGTTGAAATTATTCAATCTAATCGTCACGGGACTCAACGCCTCTATATCGATGATAAGTTGAGTCGATGGAGCGAAGGCGTCAACGAGCACGGTCTTTGTATTATCTCAGCATCATTCTCTGTGAAAAGTGATGAAAAAGAAGGTGATAAAATCATCATTAAGAGAAAGAATAAGCGTGACCAAATTGGTTATTATTCGCCAGATGGCAGAGCTATTCGTAAAGCTCTTTTAAAGAAGACACCTAAACAAGCTCTTGAAATATTAATTGATTCCAAGCTTGCGGGTGCAACGTATGTCTTTAACGAAGAAGAATGCTATATTCTTGAAGGTGGATTTACAGTACGAAAGGATGATGTAACAAAAGATAATCCTCGTGAATACAAATATGAGATTAAAGAACTAGATCCAAATAAAGACGGATGTTCATGCAGAACTAACCATGGTATTATAATGCCCCAACTTGGTTATCATAAAAATCCAACAGATGAACAATTGAATAAAGCCAGAAAGAGTAGTGAGAAGCGATTGGAATATGCTCTTAAATCAATAAAAAAAGAAATTGCGGAACCTGGCGAAATAATTGATCAATTAGCTAAATGCCCAGATGATGATCCTTTTATGAATCCAACTCGTATTGGTGATGTTAAAAAGGGTGATATGGTTACAACCGGTCAAATGCTTCTTATCCCAAAGGAGAGATCATTGCACTATCGGCCGATTTATTCTTCTGTTAAATTCGATTATAATCGTTTGAGTGGGCCCGATTCGAAGACCTTCTTTGAAATCATTTCAACACGGAAGCTTTTATCGTTCAAAGAATGGGTGAATAAATAACTCCATGTGGAGTTATAATGGAAAAGAGTTTACATCTGAAATGATCGAAGATAATATAGGCTTTGTCTATATGGTCACTGATAAAGAAACAGGCATGAAATACGTTGGAAAGAAGAATTTCTTTTCAAAGGTAACTAAGCCACCATTAAAAGGAAAAAAGAGAAAACGTAGATCAATAAAGGAGTCAGACTGGAAAACCTACTGTGGTTCAAGTGAGGCTGTCAAAACTCTTGTGGAAGAGAATGGTTTAGATCATTTTGAACGAGAAATATTGCATCTATGTAAGAGTAAAGGAGAAATGAGTTATATTGAAATGAAGGAACAG